GCTTCTATCCGTGTCCGGTTGGACCGAAGCCAAGTACTGATGATTAAGCTACGGGATATCATAGAAAAGCTGGCTAAAGAGCAGCAGGTCAGAATGGAAGAGGTTCTCAAGAAGACCTACGAGGACAGCTACTATAAGGCAGCCTACGAAACGCAGAAAGTAAGCGGGAATGCTCCACTAACTGAGATACAGGAAGAAACGGTACGCAAGGTGCTGTCTAAGCCCTGGGCGGCAGACGGGAGAGACTTCTCAGCCCGGATATGGGGACAGCGTGACCAATTAGTTAATGCCCTGCAGATTGAAATTACACGGGGTCTGATCAGCCACAAAGGCACCGGAACGATTGCGAAGCGTATTGCCAAGCGGTTCAATACGTCTTTTTCAAACGCCAGCCGGCTTGTAGAAACGGAAGTGGCATACTTCCAGGAACGAGGGATGCTGGATTCTTTCGCGGCCTTGGGGGTGGAACAGGTACAGCTGCTTGCCGTATTAGATACCCGGACATCAGAGATGTGTCAGGGGCTGGATGGGAAGATCGTAGACCTGAAGGATGCGGAACCCGGGGTCACGACGCCGCCGTTCCATTGTTACTGCCGGACTACGGTAGTTCCGGTGTCAGAGTTCGACTCGGAAGAGTCAACCCGTGCTGCCCGGGACCCTAAAACGGGTAAAACTGTATACGTCCCAGGTGACTTGACGTATAAAGAGTGGTATAATGAGTATGTAAAGCCGGGCACGGAGGCAACTGGAAGAGGAACCTATTCGTACACTGAGGCTGGTCACATCATAGCCACAAAAGTAATCCCATCGTCTCAAAGATATTGTACGAGTCGAAGGGCTGAACCAAACGCAGTCATTGAGCACTATA